AGCATTTCTTTACTTAATGGCATCTAATTGCTCCTGCGTGGGCTTAACTAAAGTTGGATGATTCCAAGCCTTGATATAGTCTCCAGCACCATTAGAATCGTTTTGAAGTATGATTACAGTCATAAAATCTTTATCTTCAAGATTTGGGTAAATTGTTTTAATTTTTTCGTAAAGTGACATTATTAATTCCTTACCATTACTGCTTGAAAATATGTTGTTGATTGTGTACTTGCAATGCTAGAACCAACGCCAGCATAAGCATATAATTCAACATAATCTGTAGAACCATTCATATAAAATAAAGCAGAAACAGTGCTTGTATAACTTACGGTAGTTTCAGTGCCACGCCTTAATTCACTGCCATTTTTATAAATAGAAACAAAGTTTATTGATGCGCCGTTAAAAAATGCTGCACCCGTTACTTGATAATATCCAGCAACTAACGGTGTAAAACGATAATTAGTTGTTGCATCATAATAATTGTTTGTGTCAAATTCTTTTGTGCTAATTATGACTTTAGTAAAAGTTGCAGTAGGCATAGTTTGCGTTCCGCTTTGATAAGCACTAAACGCTGGCATATTACCGCTAACCATTACTGTACCAGTAGCGGCAGGAAGGGTAGCAGTATTTGTACCAGCTACGCTTGGGGCAGCTAATGTTATGCTTCCTGACGAATCCCCAGCAATCGAAATTGAACTCATTATTTATCCTTAAAAAACTATCCAGCGTTGACCCGCTGGAATGGTAACTGTTGCGCCTGCATTGATTGTAATTGGACCAACTGATTCGGCATTATAACCTGTAGTTAGTGTATAACTAGTAGTTACAATGGCTTGGTTTTGTACAAAAACTTGATCGCCACCGCCACCTGTTGCTCCACCACCAATTTGACTCCAAGCCGTTCCATTATAACCTTGAAACTCAGAAACAGATGTATTAAAGCGAATCATGCCCACAGCAGCATTGGCGGGCTGTTGTACGGTATTACCAACAGGGATTTCTAAGGCACCGTTGCTTAGTACAATAAGTGTGCTATTAGCACTATCCCACTGCAGGTGTGAGTCTACGTTACTATTTGCTAATACAGACACAACACTGTTTGCGTTTTTGTAATACAAAATACCATCGGCAGTATTTACCGCCAACTCACCACTGGCCAAGTTTGCCGCGGCGGGCACATGTCCAGCCGTTGGGCTGTAATACATCTGAATTGTAGTATTGCCAGAAGATGCCATGTTTATACCTTTAAGTATTCTAAAACTTCTGATGGTTTTAGAAAGCGTTCATTTTTATGCTCTGTTGCTTCCCACCAAAGAAACTGATTCTTTGCTAGGTGTTCTCTGCCTTTGAGCAGATTAATATTCTCAGGGTGCCCGTATATCAGTGGATCAGATGGACCCCATAACACTACACCTTTTATCCCTTCGTCCCAGCCAAGGTGTTGAAAAAAACTATCTACTCCAATCCATGTGCGGCATTGCCAAAGTAATTCTCTTAATGCACTAATCGGCAAGTTAGTTCTAAAATCAGGAACTAGCTGCTTTTCGCTTGTTACGCCAACTTGTACAATTGGCTCGTCAATTAATTCAATCAATTCTTCCCAATAGGGATAGTTCTTGGGATTTTGTTTGCCGTTACGTAGTTTTTGGGCGTATGGTGCTATGATAATCATAGGTATAACTTCCGATACGCGTCTTCTAAACTACCTTGCCACTTCCACTGGTCCATCTTTTTATAGATGTTCCAAGTATCAATACCGCCAAACAACTGCTGCGCTTCTGCTATTGGTCTGCCTTGAATTACTTCAGGATAGCATGTAAAAACAAGGGAATTGCGAACAGCAGGCAAAACGTGACTAAAGACAATATGATCGCCGAGACCGCAATTAAGAACGACAATAGTATGGTCTTTGTACTTAAGGACATTTCTAAATATTTGCTCATCGTGCTCGTACATCTCCCGCTTTGTCTCACTGCGAATGCCACCTTGTGGGTTCTTCATGTGCCATGTTACTGCATCAGGCACTGCAACAACTTCATAACCTTTTTGACGCAAACCATACGTAAACAAAGTCTCTTCGCGGTGCGCTACCCTTGACAGGCCAGTGTTGTAATCTACAACTCCAGCGCGATACAAAAATGTGCAGTGTAAATGCTCAACTTGTTTAGTGACCTTAATGTTGCCCCACTGAATATTGGGCTCATTATCAATGTTGTCAATTTTACCGCTAACTAGGCTTGTATCTGGCATGTATGGCGGAGTTAACACCGAACCGCCTACTGCACCAACGCTAGGTTGCGCCCAACGGTACAAATTCTCTAGCACATTGGGCTCTGGTATTGCATCATCATCGCAACGCCACACCCATTCATAATTCTCTGTATTAGCAGCTTGGTGGATGTGGTGCTGGCCTTTTTTGCCTGCAAACCGCCACTCCCACTCAATCTTTTTTGCGTCTAACATCTGAAAAAAGTAGCTGTAAATCATCTCTTTTCGCATGTCTTGCGGCTCGTCGTTATCATCAAACACAATCAGCTTGTCTACTGGTTTGGTTTGATTAATAACCGCGTTTAATACTAATGGCAGCGTGGTAAAGTATCTGCCACGGGTTGCTATTGAGCAAAGAACTTTAGGCTGCATATTTGCTCGCTAACTTTGTTTCGTTTTGGGCAAATACTTGCGCCCAGTTTTGTACTAGCTCAGGGTCCAACACAGTGCCTTCAGCTGCGTGGTAGATTGGGAACGAACCATCATCAAAGTTCAAATCAATCTTAAATCCAGCGTCTTGTGCTTTTGCACAGAACTCAATGTCTTCACAGCCGCCAATGCCATACTCTTCGTTTAGCAAACCAATCGTATCAAACACTTTGCGGTCAATCATCACACAGAAAAACACTGCAAATCGGCGTTTGGTGATGTGTGAATACTGAGACCACACACCTGATATATCGCCTGTGTCTAACATCTTAAGCCACTGGTTCTTATCTCGTTCTAGCAGCACCGTATCGTTGTTTAACAATATGATGCGGTTAGCGCTTGCTAACTTAATGCCTTCGTTTGTAGCCTTTGCAAACCCAACTGGCTCATCATTCCATACGGCTTTTAAGTTTGGCACTACTGTTGACAAATAAAACAAATACTGCTTAGTGTTGTCAGTGCAACCATTAGCTGACACAATTAATTCCACATCTGCCATGTCCGTGTACTGAATAATTGACTCAATACAAGGTTTTAAATACTTTTCGCAGTTGTTGTACGTAGGTATGATAATACTATATTTTTTCATCCCAACATTATAATACAACCCACCGATTTCCTGCAGGAATTGTTACCGTTATTCCCGAATTAACTGTCATAGGTCCAACTGATAACGCATTACGTCCTGCAGTAACCACATAACTAGTACTGACTGTATTGGCATTTTCCATCAAACCGTTACTAGCTATGTGTTGCGGTGCTACTAAATCGCCGGTTCCCGGATTAAACGTATAAGACGCACTAACGTTTGCTGATGAGAACGTGCCAGTGGTTGCGTTGGCAAATACTGGGTAATACACTGAATTGGCTGTCGCATTACCTAGCGTAGCACCACCACTAAAGTTAACCCAAACTGGCGGTGAATTTGATCCTAATGATTCTAATATCTGACCCGATGTGCCATATGAACCACTAAACCCTATCGCACCTGATGGGTTAATTGTCATCGCATCAGTTGCACCACTATTGACAACAAAGTGGATCGCGTTAGATGCGTAAGTACCAATTGCTAAGTCAGACGTTGCGGCAGCTAAATATACGTTGTTTGCTTGACTAAATGCACCTGTGCCAGTAAAGCCCGTGGAGTTGATACCAAACTCACCAAAACCTGCTGTCGCATTAGCATTATTATTTGATACGTTAAAGTTGGTTGATGCAACACTACCGTTACTGGTGTTTTGCAAGACCATCTGGTTGTACGAATTAACGTTAGAAGCAAACGAAGCTAAAATGTTTGAATCTGAATAGCCAAGCGAACCTACACTAAATACTCCAGAATAACCTGATGATGCTGTGCTTCCTGTACCAACATGGAACGGCGCGGATATTGCACCTGTAGAACCAGTGAAGAACACTGCGTTGGTGCTATCGCCATACGCGGTTTGGTTTGTTCCAAGTGCTGGTACGCCAACTAAATAATACGCAACAGCAGAAGTAGTGTTAGTTGCATTAATAGTGGTTGATGGGCCATTGAGGCCGCTATAACCGCTGTAGCCAGATGTTCCTACTTGACCGCTATATCCACTAAAGCCACTGTATCCTGAAATACCGCTAGAACCTGTTGCACCAGAAATACCGCTAAAACCACTATAACCAGAATAGCCTGATGTTCCCGTAGAACCGTTTGAGCCACTATATCCTGATGTTCCGCTGTAGCCACTATATCCTGATGTGCCTACTTGACCACTGTAGCCACTAAAGCCACTATAGCCAGAAATACCGCTAGAGCCAGTCGCGCCAGAGATACCACTAAAGCCACTATAGCCAGAATATCCTGATGTACCAGTTGTTCCGTTTGAACCGCTGTAACCTGAGTAGCCACTAAAACCACTATAACCAGATGTACCTACTTGACCGCTGTATCCACTAAAGCCACTGTAGCCAGAGATACCACTGCTGCCCGTTGCGCCAGAAATACCACTAAAACCACTGTAACCTGATACGCCAGAACCGCTATAGCCAGAAATACCACTGTAACCAGATATGCCACTAAATCCACTAAAGCCAGATGTACCGCTGTAGCCAGATATGCCACTAAATCCACTGTAGCCAGATGTACCACTATAGCCAGAAATACCACTATAGCCAGAAATACCACTAAATCCACTGTAGCCAGAGATACCACTATAGCCAGATGTTCCTATTTGGCCGCTGTAACCAGATTTACCACTATATCCACTGTAACCACTGTATCCAGAAAATCCACTAACGCCGTTAACAATACCTAAAATAACGGGTTCGTTATTTGGTAAATTGGTTGTGCCAGTACCATGCGATTTTATTAAAGTTACTGGATAATTCCAATAACTTGTAGAAGTATCTGGGTTAGTATTGGTTGGTGTTCCAGTTACTTGCCAAACTTGATAATTGCCGCTATCAACTTGGTCTTGAATAATAAATTCTTCACCGTTAATGATATTTGCTAAAAAAATATCAATATCAATATTGGTTTGGGTTAAGTGCGAAACACTAATTACTGTCGCACTAATTTGTGTGGCGTTGTTCCACAACAAAAATCCATCACCGGGATAACCAGATGTAGCTGTTGTATTGGTTTTGTATTGGAACGCAACTGTAGAGTTGCCGGGGGTTCCAGAAAAACCACTATAACCGCTATACCCACTAAAGCTAGAATAGCCAGATGTGCCGCTGTAGCCAGATGTACCACTATAGCCAGAGATACCACTAAATCCACTATAGCCAGAGATACCGCTATATCCGCTGTAACCAGAGATACCACTAAATCCGCTGTAGCCAGAGATACCACTAAATCCGCTGTAACCAGAGATACCACTATAACCAGAGATGCCACTGTAGCCGCTATAACCAGATATGCCTGAGAAGCCACTATAGCCACTGTAGCCACTTATTCCAGATCCAGAATACCCAGATATACCTGAGAAGCCAGAAAGGCCTGAAACGCCACTATAGCCCGAAATACCGCTATATCCACTGTAGCCAGAGATACCACTGTATCCTGAATAGCCAGAAATCCCTGACCAACCGCTGTATCCGCTATAGCCTGACACGCCAGAACCACTATAGCCAGAGATGCCTGAAAAACCAGAAAGACCAGACACACCACTGTAGCCAGATGTTCCGCTATACCCGCTGTAACCTGATATGCCAGAGATACCAGAGTAGCCAGAGATACCAGACCAGCCGCTATAACCACTGTAGCCAGAGATACCAGATCCAGAATAGCCAGAAATACCAGAAAAGCCAGAAAGGCCTGATACGCCACTAAAACCTGATATGCCGCTATATCCAGAATATCCACTGATACCCGAATAACCGAACGCGCCACTGATACCAGAGTATCCAGAAAAACCACTGGTTCCTGATTTACCGCTGTATCCAGAAATACCAGAAAAACCACTGTAGCCAGATACACCACTAAAACCCGATGTACCTATGCCGCTATAACCAGAGTATCCACTGTAACCAGACCAGCCAGAGATAGGGCCAATAACTTGTTGTGTGCCATCGCTGTAATAAATTACTAAATCGCCGTTTGATGGAACGTAAACAATTGTAGTAATCAGTTTGCCGGGCGACGCAGCATTGGCAATCTGTGACACAGACGCCTGCTTTGTTACTCCGTTTTGTACCAGC